GCCTGGGGGCTGACGCTCTACTTGGCGAAGGCCTACGGAATCGGCACGGTTGATGACTTGAAGGCGATCAGCGCTGAAAAGCTGGCCTCGATCTACCGTGCCGCCTTCTGGAGGTTCGACGCCCTGGACCAGCGGGTGGCGATGAAGATCCTGGACTTGGCCGTCAACGAGGGGCTGCATCCGGCGATCCACTTGGTTCAGGCGGCGCTGGCCGAGTTCGGCGTGCCGGTGGCCCAGGACGGGACGTATGGCCCCGCCACCGAGACGGCCCTGAATGCCTCAAGTCCCGACGCGATCCTGCGCGAGCTGGTGGAAGAGGCTTGCGACTACTACCGGGCCCGGGCGGCCAATCGGCCGCAGAACGCGAAGTTCCTGGATGGCTGGCTCAAGCGTGCGGAGGCGTTGCCATGAGCAAGTTCCTCACCCTCATCCAGGGCTGGCGGGGCGACCTCAGCACGGGCCGCGTCAACGCCATCATCGCCCTGGGCGTCGCCGTCGCTCAGGAGTTCCGCGGCGCGCCTATCGAGCACGTGGCCCTCTGGTTGGGGGCCGCCTTCGGTTCCTACGGTTGGGCTAAGGGGACGGAAATGATCTGTTCCCGCAAGGCCGTCGGGGTCGAGGCCCCACCCACCCCCGGCGCTGGTGTGCCGGACGCTTCAGGCGCGGACGGGGGCACCACATGACGTCCATTCAGAAGATCGCCGCTTGCGTCTTGGCCGCTCTGTTGCTGGTGGGGGGAACGGCCTGGGGCATCAAGCACCATGCCGCTGCCAAGGGGGTGAAGGCTGAGGCGCAGGCGGCCACGTTTGGAGCGGAGGCGAAGGTTGAGACTACCCATGCCCAGGCATCGGATGCGAAGGTCCCGGCCCTCGTGGCTCAGCAAGCCGCCGACCATGACCGGGCCCTGGCCGCCGAAAAGACTGTGGCCCAGCTCCAGGCTGAGCGCGTGGTCCTGCTCAAGAGATTGGCGGCCAGGCCTGTGCCTGCCGTTGATCCAGGTTCTCCCCCTGTGGCTGACGTTCGGGATGATGTCATTGCCAAGGATGCTGAGGTAATCGCAGCCCAGGCCACCCAAGTCGTGAGCCTGAAGGCTGAGAACGCGGACCAGGCCTTGGTGATCGTCCAACTCACCACCAGCCGAGATGAGTGGCACGCTGCCTGTGACCTGCGGGACAAACAAGCGACGGCCCAGGCCGCTGCAACCCAGGCATGGAAAGAGGCCGTGACGGCCAGCCGCTGGCAGGGGCGCATCGAGGGTTTCGCCCTTGGGGCCCTGGCGGGATACCTGGGGGGAAAGAAGTGAATCCCCAACTGAACCCCGTCTCCATCCTTCTCGTCCTGCTGACCGTCTGTGGCGTGACTATTGCCGGAATGGCTGGCGTCATCAAGCTGATGCTGCTGGACCGGCTCAAGGATCAGGGCCTTGATATCAAGCATTTAATGAAGTTACGAGATGACGATTCAGACAAGGTCAACTCCCTCCGTGTGGACCATACCGAGCTCGTCGGGCGGGTGGAAACCCTTTCGGGACGAGTGGATCACATTGAGCGGACCTGCGAGCGTCGGCATGACCTGCGTCTTCCCGGGGAGGGCACCTGATGGCTACCCCCCTCCTCTCCGGCGCCATGGCTGGCGGCAAGCAGGTGGACGTCTCCACGATGTCCAGCGCCGTGCGTCAGCCCTCGTCGCTGGTGTCCCGCGCCGCCGCGCTGGCCCGCTGGGTTTGGGACGGGTCCACGCCGGCTGAGCAGTTCTTCGGCCCGGGCACCCCTATGACGCCGGTGGCCGACGAAGAGGTGGCGGGCAGGCTCCGCGACTATCCCCTCACGGCGAACATGCAGTGGGCCCCTCGCGCCGAGGAGATGACCCCGTTCCAGGAGCTGTACCAGCTTGCGGACACCCATGACATCACCCGGCTCTGCATTGAGACTCGCAAGGACCAGATGGCGGCCCAGGAGTGGACCATCCGGCTCAAGAAGGCGCCGGGCGGGAAGAAGTTCGGGGACGTGCAGGAGGACCTGGTCAAGTTTTTCCAGAGCCCGGACAAGCGCGAGCCATGGGAACAGTGGCAGGGGCGGCTACTCGAGGATCACTTCGTCGGCGATTGCGCCACGGCCTACGTGCGGCGTGATCTCAAGGGCGACGTGTGGGGCTTCGAGCCGATCCATGGCGGCACTATCACGCTCCGGCTGGACCCATGGGGCCGCGTGCCGATGCAGGGCGAGGCCTACACCCAGATCATCAAGGGCCTGCCCGCCGTGGGTTACAGCCGGGAGCAGCTCATCTATGCCCCGCGGCGCCCCCGGAATCACAAGGGCTATGGCCTGTCCTGTGTCGAGCAGATCATCCTCACGGTCAACATCTGCCTGCGTCGGCAATTCCACCAGCTCACCTGGTACACGGACGGCTCCGCCCCCGATCTGATCATCGGTGTGCCGAAGGAATGGTCGTCCCGTGAAGTGGCCAAGATGGAGGCCCACTGGGAGTCGATCTTCCGTGGGAACAGTCAGCAGCGGCGCGGGCGGCCACTGCTCATTCCGGGCGGCAACGAGTGCAAGTTCGAGAACACGAAGAAGGACCCCCTCAAGGACGAGTTCGACGAGTGGCTGGCCCGGGTCATCTGCTTCTGCTTCAGCCTGCCGCCTACGCCGTTCGTCAAGATGATGAACCGGGGCACCGCCGAGACGGCCCAGGAGACCGCCCAGAAGGAAGGTCTCCAGCCGATGAAGAAGTGGTTCAAGTCGCTCATCGACGACATGCTCGTCCGGATGGGCCGCCCGGACGCTGAGTTTGCCTGGGTGGACCAGGAGGCGCTTGATCCTCTGGTTCGCGCCCAGGTCAACAACATCAACGTGGCCAACGGCACGGTGAAGCGTAATGAAATCCGGGACAGTCTGGGCATGGACCCGCTGCCCGATGATGTCATCCCGACTCTGCCTGAGGCGCAGGCCATCGCCGCGCTGGTGACGGCCGGCATCATGGACCCTGACGCTGCAGCCGAGAAGCTGGGCCTTCCCAAGCCCACGCCGAAGCCTGACCCCATCCCGCCGACCCCTGCAGCCCCATCCGGGCCAGGGACCAACGGCACACCCAAGCCTGTCGGCGGGAAACCTGCACCGGCCCTATCCCAGTCGTCCGGGCGCTCGGCTGAGAAGATGGCCAAGAACCACAAGGCCCTGCCCAGCCGGAACCGGGAAGACCTCCTCAAGATGGAGGCGGCCTACACCCTGAAGGCGGCGAAGGAGCTGGACCGGATCCGCAAGGCGGCCATCGCCCGGATCCGCGCCACCGAGCACAAGCTGGCCAAGGGCGAACCTATCGTCAACATCGTAACGGACGACGATTTCCTGCGGTTCCAAGCCCTCATGGAGGCCCAGGCCCTGGACCTCTACCAGGGGGGCGCGGCGGCGGCCGGCCAGGTCCTGAATGCCACGGACGCCATGCTTAAGCTGGCGAACGAGCGCGGCATCATCTGGGCCCAGACCCACGCCGCCGAGCAGATTGTCGGCATTGAACAGACCACCAAGGACGGTGTGCGCGAGCTGGTCGAGCAGGCTATGACCGAGGGCTGGTCCAACAACCGCCTGGCCGACGCCCTGGATGAGGCCTACGAGTTCAGCCCCGACCGGGCCGAGGTGATCTCTCGCACCGAGTCCGCCATGGCGGATCTCAAGGGGAACATGGAGATCAGCAAGGAAGCTGGTGTGGAGCGGGTCCAGTGGCTTACGGCCGAGGCGGACGCCTGTGACCAGTGCGAGGACCTGGACGGCCAGGAGGCCCCGGTGGACGGGGAGTTCTCTGACGGCACAGCCGCTGACGACGTGGCCCACCCGAACTGTCGCTGTGACCGAATCGCAGTTCTTTCCAATGAAAGCGAGGAGTAAATGAGCAGCTCAGATGATGGATTCCTCCGAGTCTGGCACCGCGGCATGGGCCCGGGCGCTGGTGTGGCCCAACCCAAGGCCGTAGGGGCGCCCCTCACCGCCACCGGCGCCACTGCCTGGGCGAAGGTCACGGACGCCCCGGACGCCTATTATGCCCAGCTCACCGGCACATCCGGCGCGGTGACGGCGACCTGCCACTTCGAATTCGGGGACGACATCCCCGGCCTGCCCGTGGGGTTGCAGACCAGCGTCGCTCCGGCCGGCGTTGGGACGGCGATCAGCCTCACCGGCACCGGCACCGGGGTTGCCCCAGCGGGCCCGCCTGCGTCCAGCGTCTTGGTGGGCACCGGCATGTTTGGCGCGGACGCCTCCGTGAGCCCCCTGGTGCCATGGAAGTACTGCCGCCTCGTCGTGACGGCCCTCACCGGCACCGATGCCCAGGTAGCTGGGTTCCAGTCCATGGGTGGTGTCTAGTGCCGCTCCCGGTCATCACCTCCGCCACCTCCTCATGCGTCTACGAGATGTGCGAGCAGAGCGGGCACGCCGTCTGCAAGACGTTCGCGGCCTATTACGAGCGCCTGTGCGCGGGGGCCCAGGCCGTGGTGAGCGACCCCAGTCCGGCCAACCTTTCAACCCTTCAAGCCCTTCTGAGCGAGTCAGAGGGCCTGCACTACGACCGCTGAGGTTCCCATGCCACGAGGTATCCAAGTTCCAGTGACCATCGGCTTCGACCGGCACAAGGCCATCGGCACGCTCCGGGTGGACGCGGACCAGTTGCCCATCGGTGGGGATTACTTCTTCTCCATCCGGGGCAAGGTGACGCCGCGGAATGGGATCAAGAAGTTCGAGCTCGAGGAGATCTCCATCCTCTCGGACTCGGACGTCCAGAAGGTTCTGGATGCCAAGAAGCCCAAGGAGGTGCCCGGTGGCCGACGCTAGGACGTACGCATTGCTCAAGGAGGCGGGCAGCGCCGCTGCGCTGGCCAAAGCCTCGTTCAACCTGTTCGCCAACTTCACCAAGGCTGAGGAGCAGGACGACGGCTCGATCATCGTGTCCGGCCTGGCATCGAGCGAGACCAAGGACAGCGATGGCGAGGTGATCCTGGCCAGCGCCATCAAGGCCGCCATCCCGGAGTACATGCAGTGGGCGAACGTGCGCGAGATGCACTCGAACATCGCCGCCGGGAAGGCGCTGTCGATCCATGTCAACGATGCTGGGGAGACCGAGTTTGAGGCCCGGATCATCAACTCCGAGACGGTCAAGAAGGTCAAGGAGGGCGTCCTTCAGGGCTTCAGTATCGGCGGGCGCAAGGTCAAATACGACCCCAGCGACCGGCACATCATCACCGGCATCAGCCTCTCCGAGGTCTCCGTGGTGGACCGGCCCGCCAACCCGGACTGTCGCTTCCAGATCGCCAAGTTCGACGGCGCCGCCGAGAAGTCCATGTATACCGTGGGCTCGCTGGCCTCGATGCTCCAGGAGATCGGCTGGATGTGTCAGTCCCTCCAGGCCGAGGCCGAGATGGAGGGCGACCAGTCCACCATGCCCGCCAAGCTGCGCGAGTGGCTGTCCATGGGCGTCGAGGTGTTCGGCGAGCTCACCGAGGAGGAGACCCAGGAGTTGCTGGTTTCCTCCGCCGGCCCGGAAGGAATGCCCCTGCGCGGGGCTGAAAGCAAGGCTGCGAAGGCCTTGAAAGCCCACCTGCTCAAGCGATGGGAATCCCACCCACACGGCCCCGTGGCCGTTTCATTGGAGGCCGACATGGCCGATGATCTCAAGAAAGCGGCCAAGGATGACGTTTCCAAGGCCTGGAAAGACGTGGAGGCCACTCACAAGGCCCACAAGGACGCGTCCGACGCGGTGAAGTCCCTCAAGGACGACGCCAGTAAGGACGACACCTCCAAGGCGATGAAGGACCTGGACGAGGCCCACAAGTCCCACAAGGACGCCTGTGACGCCCACAAGGACGCCTGTGGGAAGGCCGTGAAGGCGATCCTGGGCTCGGTCAAGGACGACTCGTCCAAGGACGACGCCGGGAAGTCGGCTGAGCTGGGCGACCTGCGCAAGGCCGTGTCCGATCAGGGCGCAGCGCTGGCGGAGATGAAGGGCCTGCTGGAGAAGGCCCTGGCCCAACCGGCCGCCTCGCCCCTGGAGCTTCTGTTGGCCAAGGCCCGAGAGAAGGAAGGCCTGCTGCCCGGTGACGATCTCACCCAGGAACTCGACCCCAAAGACCCCCTCTTCGACATGAAAAAGGCCATGAGGACGCCTCTCAGCGCTTAACCCTTTCCAACCCTCCTTTGGCGGATAAAAACCGCCCCCTCGGAGAAAGACAATGGATCTCACCTACGAAACCCTGGACCTCCTTCGGTCCATCCGCAAGAACGATCCGGGCAGCCGCGATCAGCTGCTGAAAGCTGGCGGCATCAGCCAGGGCACCGGCCTGGTCTTCTACGACCTCCAGACGCCCTCAGAAAAGGCCATCCCCCTCATCACGCCCATCCGGCTGATGATTCCCCGCCGCCCGGGCCGCGGCGACACGTCCCACCGCTGGAAGGCGATCACCTCTCTCGATCTGACCACCACCTCGGAAGTGGGTGAAGGTCACCGCGGGGCGGCCATCAACACGACCGTCACGCCCTTGTCCGCCGCCTACGCCGGGATCGGCCTGGAAAACCCGGTGACATGGGAAGCGCGATATGCCTCCCAGAACTTCGAGGATGTCCGCGCCACCGCCATGCAGCTGGCTGTCTATGACCTCCAGCAGAAGGAAGAGTGGCAGCTGATCGGTGGCATGCAGACCCAGGGCCTCGGCCAGGTCGGTACCGTGACCGTCGGCCATGGCGGCGCTGGCACCGTCGCCAACGCGACGTACTACGTCCAGGTCGTGCCTCTGACCCTGTTCGGCTACAAGAACCTGGTCCTGGCGAACGGCATCCAGCCCCAGGTCACCCGGGCCAACACGGACGGCACGACCGACGTGGTGAACCAGGGCTACGGCATCGCCTCGACCATCCAGAACTCCGGCGCCACCGGTGGCAGCACCAACCTCACCGCCACCTGGGCCAGCGTCCCTGGCGCCGTGGCCTATGCGGTCTACGCCGGCCTGACCGGTGCCCTGACCCTCCAGACGGTCGTCACCGCGCCCACTTGGACCACCACCACCACGCCGACCACCACCGGGCAGAACATCACCGCCTGGAACTCGACGCTGGACTACAGCTTCAACAACCAGAGCCAGCAGGGTTCCACCGTCAACAGCTTCAGCGGCCTGCTCAACTACGCCGCCGCCTACGCGAGCAACGGGATGTATTTCTCGGACGCCGCGGGAACCAGCTTCACGTCCGACGGTGAGGGCGGGGTGACCCAGATCACCAACATGCTCGTGAGCATGTTCAACAACTACAAGCTCGGACCCACGGACCTCTTCGTCAACGCGACGCAGGGTATCCAGATCCGCAACCTGTGCGCAGCCAACGGCTCCCAGCCCCTGGTCCGCATGGTCACCGACGGCCAGTCCGTGGATAGCAAGAAGTTCGTGGCCGGGTACCAGATCCCCGACCTGCTGAACCCGTTCCCCACGGTCCAGCAGTCCATCGCCGTGCATGTCCACCCCGACATCCCGGCCGGAACGGTGCTTGCCCTGTCCAGCCGCCTGCCCTACCAGGTCCAGCAGCTCCAGGATGGCCCCATCGTGGTCCGCGAGCGGCAGCCTTACTACGGCATCGAATGGCCGCAGTACAAGCGCCTGCATGAGATGGGCGTCTACTGCGACGCCAACCTCGAACTGCACTTCGCGCCTGCGTTCGGCATCATCCAGGGGCTCGTTTAGACCCTGGTCACCTCCACGCCCGAATTCCACCACTGAAAGGAAACATCATGCACTACCGAAATGGCCGAGAGGCGAAGAACGGCGACAAGATCGTGAAGCTGGAAGGCGGAAAGGTCGTTGCCTACGGTGTC